GTGAGTCGCCGACGACGAGGATCTGCACCCCCTCGCCGTGGCGCTCCTGCCGGTCCATCGAATCCAGCAGTCGGGGAAGGGTCGGGCGGCCGATCGTCGGAATGATGACGCTCAGCCAGGGCGTCATCCCGCGAGCACCTCGACGTCGATACGCGCGCCGAGCAGCTGGCCGCCGGCGACGTCGATGAGCTGCGCGTACTCGCTCCAGCCGGTGACGCTGGTGCTGTCGGCCATGCCGCCCAGGCTGGGGTCGGCGTCAATGGCGGCCTCGATGCTGTTCGGCCCGCTGTTGGACAGGTACTCGTCGATCTGCGTCTGCGCGCGGTTCAGGTCGGACGGGTTGACGTACACCCAGACGCTGAAGACGTACAGGTAGGTCTCGCTACCGAAGGTATCCACCGCCTTGCTGCGCGGGATGACCGCGGCTGCCGGCGCCTGCGGGCTGGCGGGCATGGTGGCGTACACGCGCAACCCTGAGATCAGGCTGACCTGGTCCTTGAGTCCCTTGCGCAGATCGCCGATGCGGGCCACGCTCAGCGGCCCCGTGCGATGCGAATACTCACCTTCAGGCCAACCTGCTCGAACAGCTTTCTGATCGCGCTGCGGTGGGCCTGAAGGCTCGGCTCGACGAACGGCTGAGCGCGGGTGCCGCGGCGGGCGATGCCGCGCGCGAGGGCGTAGGGAGACATACCGTGGCGTCGCGCCCAGCCGCTGATCGCCGCGATGGGCGGATAGTGGGCGCGCGTGCCCTTCTCGACGAAGAGCGCATACGCCACGCTCGGCCCGACGCGGCCGGTCAGGTTGGCGCCGCTGCCGGTGATCGTGTGATGCACGCTGCCCTGCAAGCGGCCCGTATCGCGCGGCGCGCGCTTCTTGATTTCGGCCTCGAGCAGCAGCAGGCCCGTGGTCATCGCCTTCCGGGCTTCGTCGCGGAGCGTGTCCTGCCCCGCGGCGAGGCCGGCCTGGAGCTCGTCGAGCCCGGTGACCTTCGTCTTGATCGAGATGGTCACACGAGCACCCAGCCCGACGCCGAGCTGCGCATATAGACGGTCAGCAGCGCGCGCACGTCGGGGTCTTCCTTGGACAGTCGCTCGAACTGCCCGACGTCGGTCACGCCCAGCACGCCGAGCGGTGTTTCGTGGCGCTTCCAGTAGCGGCTGGCCAGGATCAGGCACGCCTGCTTGACCGACGCCGGCGCGCCGCCAGACTCGACGTAGCCGAAGTCGCCCGTGATCTGCACCTGGCGCCCGGTGGAGAAACTCTTGCTCGAGGTGGGCCAGATGTGGACTTCCTGGTAGCGCACCGAGGGCAGGCCCGAGGCGTCGTGATACGGCAGCAGCTCGTAGTCGGTCGGCTCGAGCGTCGTGGCGTAGGTGCGGTCGCCGTGCGAGTCGGACTTGATCGACGTGGCCGAGATCAGGTCGACCACCTCGACCACGTCCGTCGAGCGCGGCCAGTAGAGTTTCACGACGTCGGTCTGGAGCGCGAACGTGCGGCCGCACATGCTGTCGATGACGCTCGTGGCCGAGTCCAGACTCATCTGCAACTGCGCGTCGTCGACCGCGTCGGTGACGTCGATCCAGTCCTTGAGCTCGGCCAGCGTGGCGTAGCTCATACCTTGGTCTCGAGCACAATCCGGCGTCGGCGAACTTGCAGCAGCTGGCCCGTAATCTTGAGCGGCTGCTGCTCGAGTCGAATCGAGGCGAAGGGTTGGAGCTGAATGCTGTGCCCATCGCGAAAGTCGATGCGCGCACCGTCGCGCCCGGCGCGATAGCGAACACCCAGCTCCAGCTCCATCGGTTACTGCGTTGGTTGCGGTTCCGGATCCGGCTTCGGCGGCTCAGGCTGAGGCTCCGGCTCGGGCTCAGGATCGGGTGGCTTCGGATCTTCGAAGTGCATGCGATATCCCCTTTGCTTAGATGCCCGTGACCTTCGTAAACGCGGTCGGGCGCCAGACGACGAAGGCCGCGCGGAGCTCGGCGAGGATCGTCTGCATATTTCGCGTGAACTGGTCGTTGATCAGGCCCACCCTCACGGCGGCCTGCTCGCGATCGAACAGCGTGGCGCCTTGGTTGAAGTCGCCGACGAGCCCCGTGCCGACCGTCTCGGCTTCGGATTCGACGACCGGCAGGCCCCACAACGTGGTCGCGCCGGTCGCGGATGGCGGCCCCATCAGGTAGCCGCCGAGGGTGCCCGTGGCGGCGTTCTCGCGGGCCAGTCGGATATCTTGCCAATCGTTCGGGTGCAGCACGACCGCGGTCGGGCGCGCGTGGCCCGTCACCCGGACGAGGGTGCGACCCTTGAAGATGGCATCGAGGGCGTTGTCGCTGCCGATGGCCTGGACGTTGATGCTCGAGTTCAGGATGCCCGTGAAGTTTTCGCCGGTGCCGTCGCCCGTCAGCATCTGCGACTCAAGCGAGAGCGTCAGCCCGAGCAACAAGCGGCTGTTGATGATGCCGCGGATCGCCGGCGCGTCGGCCAGCATCTTGTTCGTCACTGGAATCCAGTGAGCCAGCGTGCGAACCGGCGCCGTCTGGGTTGAATACGCGAGCACCGATTCAGGCTTGGAGCCCGAGGTGCCCGTGGTTGCCGTCGCCTCGGCCACCATCGCGGCGTTGTTGGTGAAGGTGTCTTCCCTCACGTACTCCACGACGTCGGACGAGGTCTGCAGCCGCGGGATCAGGTCCAGGACGTTGATCTCGCGCTGCAGGATGTTCAGGGCGCCGGGCTGGACGTCGTTCATCGTGAACGCGCCCGCCACGCCCGAGGCCGAGTAGACCAGCGCCTTCGACTCGATCGCCTTCTGCCATTGCACCAGGCTGGTGCCGTCCTTCATGTTGACGCCGAACTCGATACGGCTCAGGTTCGAGTTCAGTTGCCCGGTGCTGACCAGGTGCTTGTACTCGTTGGAGTAGATGAACTGGTCGCCTGGGCTGACCATGACGTCGTCGGGGTCGCCGAAAGCGTGGCGATGATTCGATGCCGGTCGTGAGTAGCGGTTGCGCACGTCGTCGATGCGACCCATGCGCTGCTGCTTTTCCTCGAGCCGTGCTTCCCAATCGGACAGCACGTCGACGGTCAGCAGATGCCGCTTGATCTGCTCCTCGTCCTCGAGGCTGTCGATAACGCCGGGGTACTTGCGTTCGATGGCGAAGGCTTTATCGCCGTGGTCTTTGATCTGCGCCTTGACCTCGGCTAGGCCAAGGCCGGCGATCTGCTCCTTGTCGAGCAGGGGCTTGATTTCGGTGACGATGGTGGTCATACGGGCGCGTGCTCCAGGTGGGCACGTCGCTCGAACTGTTTGCGAGCGAGGTGCAGTCTGAGCTGGGTCACGCTGAGCGAGGCCAGGCTGTCGGCCGACTCAGCACCAGGGGCCGGCGCATCCACGGTCTCGAGTTGGGCAGCAAGCGCCTTCATCTCAGCCACTGCGCGGCGAACCGCCTCGCCCGGTTGGCGGCCGTCCCGAGCACGCAGGGCGGTCAGCTCACGGTAGCGGTCAGCAAAGTGCCGCATGTCGACCAGCAGGCGATCGGCATGCGTTGCGAGCTGCTTGCCCGAGTCGCCCACACCTTCGTTCTTCGCATGGCTGCGAAGGTGCGACATGGCCCGATCGCCAAACGGCGATTGAGGCGCGCGACTGAGGGCGTTGCGGAGATGCGGCAAGTCGACCTTGCCGCCAGCGTCGTGATGGGGGAAGTGCCGCTTGCTCCGCGGCACAGTCTTGCCTTGGGAGTCCTTGTCGCCACCAGGTTCGATGTAGGCGAATGCCGAGTCGGGCAGATCGTTGATGTACGCGGTCGTCCATTCGGCCTTGGCTTCCGCGTCGGACTCGTCGATCGCCGCCTGGCACATCGCGCAGTGCGACTTCACGTCCGTGATGACGGCGTCCTCGTTCATCGGCATCGCGACCAGGCTCACCTCGAGCAGCGAGACCGCACTCAGCTTGCGCACGCCGTCGTCGGTGAACTCGCTTTCATCGGGCAGGTAGCCGATGCTGAGCGAATCGATCGCGCCATCCTTGAGCAGCGTGTAGGCGTCAGTGCCGCGGGTCGTGCGGCTGAGCTTCCACTCGCCGAAGAGCCCTTTGTCGTCTTCGCGCAGCGACTGCACGACGCCGATCGGCTCCTCCTGGCGGTGCTGCCACAGCAGCCGCGGCTTGGGCCGAGCTCGGAGCGAGGCGGCGAAGGCGCCGGGCAGCATGACGTCGCCGCCCAGGTCGACGTTGCCGAAGGTACTGGCATAGCCCGAGAAGGACCACTCGCCGCGGGCGTCCTTCAGCTCGAGCAGTTGGAACGGGACCGACTTGTAGGCTGTTGGGTGCGCCATGCCCGGCAATCTCCCTCGCCGGGCGGAAGGCAAAGGCCCGGCCTATGGCGTCCCTGCTGTACCGGGACTCATAGCCGGGCCTGGGATGTCGCGAGCGGCCCTATCTGCGATTGGCG